CCAAAATTTGACTTAAAATTAATTCATTTTTATACAATTAAGCGAGCTTCGCCTCTCTGCTCCATTGAAAAATGCGTGTTCAAAAACGCGATGGTTCCTTTGAAGATGTCAGCTTTGATAAAGTTCTCCGCCGTATTCGTACCTTCTGTCATGATCTAAAAGGAGTAGATGCCGATACGCTTGCTCAACAAGTCTGCAGCCGTATTTACGATGGGGTTGAAACCTCTAAACTGGATGAACTCGCTGCAATGATTTGCAGCAGTATGCTCACCGATAATCCAGATTATGGAATCCTTTCTGCCCGGATTGCCATCAGCAACCACCAAAAGGCAACTTCTCCGTCCTTCAGTGAGACGATGTATCTGCTGTATCATCACAAGGATATTCACGGAAAGCATTCTCCGCTCATTTCCGACGAACTCTGGGAAATCGTTAAAACACATAAAGAAAAAATTAACAGTGTTCTAGATTATGATCGTGATTTCTACTTTGATTACTTCGGCTTTAAGACGCTAGAGCGCTCCTACCTGATGCGTGTAAAGGGTAAGGTCGTAGAACGCCCCCAGCATATGCTGATGCGTGTGGCGCTTGGAATTCACGGTTGGGATTGGAAAGACGCCATCCAAACCTATGAATTTATGAGCCAGAAGTTCTTTATTCACGCAACCCCTACTCTCTTTAATGCCGGAAGCCGTCATCCTCAACTGGCGTCGTGCTTCCTTGGTGTGATCCCAGAGGATAGTATTACCGGAATCTACAAGAACCTCTCAGATTGTGCTGAAATCAGTCGTCTGGCAGGTGGTATCGGTATTTCAATTCACAACATTCGTGGCAAAGGTAGCCATATTCGCGGAACCAATGGAGTTTCGTCGGGTATCGTTCCAATGCTTCGTGTTCACAATGAAACTGCGAAGTATGTCAATCAATGCTTTACTGGAGATACGATTGTCTATGGACGCAATGGAATGAAGAAAATGGAAACAGTTCAACCCGGAGATGAACTGGTAACGATTGATGGAACCTTTAAGACGGTCCTTGGAATCGCACGGAATCCGATCGATAAAGATATCCTTCGGATCCGTCCATACTATTCAGTTGAACCGGTTCAAGTCACCGCAGAACACGAGATCTATACTCTACAAGGGCTGTCGGAAGTGATGAATATTGAAACGGTTAAGAAACACGTTCTAGATGGAACGGTTAAACCTCATTTCACGAATGCAAGCTCTCTAAGCACAAATGATTTCATTGGATTCCCAATTCCAACAGAGGTCTATGATGTCAAAGAGAAGGATGAGGCTTTCTTCCGTCTATTTGGAATTCTACTTGGTAATGGTTATATTACAAAAAATAAAGAATCTCATATGGTTGAAATGGGGCTTTCACTTACAGATAAACACGAATCTACAATCGGATTTGTTGTTCAATATCTAAGCCAAACGGATATTCGCTTCCGTATTCATTATGATAAAGTCAATCATCTTTATACGATTCGTTGGGTTCAATCCAAGGCGTTGGATGTATCCTATTCGGATCTTTATGATGCCCAACGTCAAAAACATCTACCTGCAAAATATCTTCACCTCCCAGAAAGTAAGACGCTTGCTCTACTGCACGGTCTTCTTGAAACGGATGGTGGATATGATAAATATATTTATTTCCACAATGCTTCACAAAATCTTGTCTATAATGTTCGGTATCTGCTCATTCGCCTTGGTATTCTCACCTATGGCAGTGTTAAGAAATATCGGGCAACTTCTACGACCACTCCACCAGTTTCTTATTACGATCTACGGATCCCCAAGCATCCCAAACTTCGTGCAATTTATGGAGATCGTATTTCTTACACAAGTTCACTCAATTATTTCGTTCACGAAGGAATAATGTGGTCACGGATTCGTCATATGGATTGGGTTCACTACACAGGAAGTGTCTACGATTTCAATATGGAGGATAACCACAATTATCTGACGGATATGGGTCTGGTTCATAACTCGGGTCGTCGCAATGGTAGTATTGCCGTCTATATGGAACCTTGGCATTGTGACATTGAAAGCTTTATTGAGCTACGAAAGAATCACGGCAATGAAGATGAACGCTGCCGTGACCTTTTTACGGCAATGTGGATTCCAGACCTCTTTATGAAACGTGTTCAGGCAAATGATATGTGGTCACTCATGTGTCCAGACGAGTGCCCAAATCTTCATAATACGTTTGGAGATGAATTTGAAGAACTCTATACAAAATACGAAGCCGAAGGACGGTTCCGTCGTCGGGTAAAGGCTCAAGATATCTGGATTGCAATTCTGAAGAGTCAAATTGAAACAGGTACCCCCTATATTCTGTTTAAGGATTCAGTCAATCGGAAGAACAATCAGAGCAATGTCGGAGTGATTAAAAGCAGCAATCTATGTGTCGCTCCTGAAACTCAGATTATGACACGGGAAGGGTATCGTCGGATTGATGAACTTCAAGACCAAGAAGTAGAAGTATGGAATGGGGAAGATTGGAGTCAGGTTACGATTCAGAAAACCAATGACTCTGCAAAACTGATTCGGGTGACGGTTAACGATGGTAGCTATCTAGATTGTACCCCCTATCACAAATTCTATGTTAAAAAGGATGGGAAGATTGAGATGGTTGAAGCAGGAAAGCTTGAACCTGGTGCGATTCTGATTCAATGGTCACATCCAGATGATAACATTCATTTCAAACATACTGTGCTTTCAATTGAAGATCTGGGTCGGACAGATGCAACTTACTGTTTCAATGAACCCAAGCGCCATATGGGTGTCTTTAATGGTATTCTGACCGGAAATTGCACAGAAATTATGGAATATACGGATGCAAAGGAATGGGCGGTATGCAATCTTGGAAGTATCGCACTTGCAACCTTTGTTAAAATCGATCCAGTAACCAAAAAACCCACATATGACTTTGCTAAACTGCACGAAATTGCTGGCATTCTCACAAAAAATCTGAATAAAGTTATTGATCGGACTTATTATCCAATCAAAGAAACGAAACATAGCAACCTACGTCATCGCCCGATTGGACTTGGTGTTCAAGGTCTAGCCGATGCTTATGTGCTGATGCGAATGCCCTTTGATAGTCCAGAAGCAGCTGCACTTAATAAACAAATCTTTGAAACGATTTATCACGGTGCTCTAAGTGCATCGGTTGCCATTTCAAAGAAACGTGATCTACTGCGTCAAGAACTGGATACAACAACGGATGAAAAGCGACTCAATGAAATTCGTCAACACCTCAATCTAACAGAGGCTGAAGAAGAACTGACGGAATATCGTGGAGCTTATTCCACCTTTAAGGGTTCGCCAGCTTCCAAAGGTAAGCTTCAGTACGATCTTTGGGGGGTTGTTCCAAGTTCTCTTTGGGATTGGGAACTTCTCAAAAAGGAAATTCAAACCTTTGGTCTTCGCAATAGTCTACTTGTGGCACCAATGCCAACTGCAAGCACAAGCCAAATCCTTGGTTTTAATGAAGCCTTTGAACCCTTTACCAGCAATCTGTACCAACGTCGTACGCTTGCAGGGGAGTTCATTGTAGTGAATAAATATCTGATCAAGGACCTACTTGAACTGGGTCTTTGGAATAAAGAAATGAAGAACCGAATTCTACTTGGAAATGGAAGTATTCAAGATATTAGTGAGATTCCAGAAGAAATTCGGGCTCTTTATAAAAATGCTTATGAGCTGAAACAAAAAGTACTGATTGATCAATCGGCGGATCGTGGAGCCTTTATTTGTCAATCTCAAAGTCTAAATCTGTTTGTAGAGGATCCTGATTATTCTAAACTAACCAATATGCACTTCTACTCTTGGAAGAAGGGACTCAAGACAGGTATGTATTATCTACGGACTCGCCCAAAGGCAAGTATGTCAACCTTTACCATTTCAAAGTCGCCTCCGAAAAAGAAGGTGGACGAAATTCCAGAAGGAGCCGTCTGCCGAATGGAAGAAGGCTGTCTAATGTGCAGTGGTTAATAATTCGCGAAAGGACTCACCCAATGAGGTGTTGGATTTACAGGAAAATTTAGTTTTTTTGCTTTTGAAGGAGTCTTTGCTTTTGAAGGGGGTGGTTTTGAAGGGGTCTTTGCTTTTGAAGGACTCGTTGGTTTACTTGACTTTTTAGGAGTACTTGGTCTGGATTTAGAACGGTCTTCTTGAATCGGATTTAATCTTGTTGCTTCACGTCCCTCTTCTCTTAGTTTTTGGATATAATATCCGGGTATTACATCTTTCTCAACCATCCGTTTTAAATTTTTAAGGTAAAGTCGTCTAAATACCGTATCCTCTTGAATTCTTTTTTTTGCTTCTTGTTCAACAATTCCATAACACGTATTAACAATCTGTTTTTGAATTTTAGTTGACATCCCTATTTTTACTTCAGATAAACAATATCATATTCGAACTCAACATTTTATGAATTATTTTTGGATCAACTTCAAAATTATTTTTGGAGAAAACTTTTTCAGAATTTGTTGAGTTCGAATATTATATCTAAAAATCTTGAATGCTTTTTGTTTCTATGATATAGGAGGATAGATGCAAAGGTCGTTGCCTTACATCTTTATATTAGATTTGGATGGAACTATTGTTGGAAACGTCCAATATCAAGTTTCTCGTTTTTCACTATTAAATAGTATCCGAAAGCATGGACTTCAAACGCCTCCTTTACGCGAAGCCCCCAAAGCCTATTATTCTGAAGAATTATTGATTCGTCCTGGATTCTTGGAATGTATTAAAATGCTCCGTACCAATTATCCCTGGTGTCATATATTTATCTATACGGCCTCTGAGAGAAAATGGGCCCTTCAAGAAGTTCTTTGGATTGAAAAAGCAACTGGAATTCAATTTAACCGCCCTATTTTTACACGGTCGGATTGTATTATTCAAAGTAATGGCAGTGTTCGTAAATCGCTTAAAAAAGTACTACCTCGTATTTTTCGGGTGTTATCCAGACAAATGACTATGACACGTGAGGAAAAAGAATTTATCATTCGGAACCAAATGTTGATTATAGATGATAATGCCGTTTATTTAGACGGCCAAGACCGGATTTTACTTTGCGACTCCTATAATTTTGTTTATTGCGAAGATATCTTAGAAGGAATCGATGATACAACTCTTCGTCATCCAATGATTCGTTCTGAATATCAAGATTTACTCAAAAACGGATTGGTACATCCTTATGCATTAGAAGATGCTCACGATAAACACGCTAAGAAGGCAAAAATCTATCGTTGGATTGCAGAACGATGTATGATGACCTTTAATAGCAATCGTCCTTATCATCAAGATAATTTCTGGAAAAAACTACGCAGTTTATTGCTTAAAAATAATGTGACACGATTTACCAGTAGCGTTGTTAAACAAATTCAACACGCCATTTATCCAGATATGAAAAACTAAATTTGAAATTCGGCCCGACACGCTTCTAAATTCGGCCAAAATTTAAGAATGGACTTCTCAACCTTTTTATCCAATGTAGGTGAGAGATCTCCTCCCTTCAGCGATTGCTGTAAAAGATACTTGATATTTGCCTTTGAATAGACTCCTTTTTGTTGTTGTTTGAGGGTTGGTTTACGAGCACGAACCTCTTTGACAAGGGTTGGATCGGATCTGGGATGAGCTAGATAAGCAATGGCCATTGCTAAAGTATCACTTAGATCATCCTTCTTTTTCGTTTTTGTCCATCGTTCAAGAATTGCATCTTCTTGAAGATGGGTCTCTAACCATTGACGGCATAACTCAATAGAAGCCTTCTTTCGTGCTGTATAAAGAGCTTTACCTTTACCACTATTTTCTTTACCTGTTCCGGCCAATTTATATTTTGGACTATAGATAATGACAGAATATCCCTTCAACCGAAAATACATTTCAAGATAACATTGAATATTTGTCATTTTACGAGTCATTTGTCGTTCAATGACAATGGTTGTATCCGACGATAAGGTTGAAAGCATTGGATCCATTGCTTGAATGACTGCAGAACATAAATCTGTCCCATACATTAAATTGATGAGATGCCACGCCTGAATTTTTGAAGCCTCGGAATCTAAAACACAAATGGCCAAGTTTTTCATTCCTACATCAATCGAAACGATCATTGCAAAACAATTGATGCTGTATAGAAATAATAATACAAAAAAATAAAGCACGATTTATCCTATAGTTTAAGACAATGTCTTTGATTTACTAAGCACTTTGGAATGTTTGAATACGTTAAGTGGTGGAGATAATTCATTCATTTCTTTAATGTGGGTCGTCACCATTGCCTTATGAATCGTCTTCCGATTGCTTTTATAGACGCGACTTGGGATTGGCGTCGTATCTAATTTAAGACTGGGGGCAGTTGTTTGATACATCGTTCTATTACGCAATGTTGTGTTTAATCGTCGTATTGAAGTTGTCCGACTCTGAAGCATTCCACCGGATTGACTCGTTGGAGGAATCAATTTTTTAAGAAGGATCCCTGCATTTGCAATCGCATTTTTTTCGTTAGGAGGAAGAAATTCTGTCGTGTTCATTATAAATACAACAAAGCGCTGTGCAATTTCGTGTGATCCAATAAATTGAAAGCTAAAATATAAATCAATTTGTTCAATATCTTTGATATATATTTCAGGAACACCGTGGAATAAAAGATAGTTGGCTAAGAAATAAATACCCTCGCACGCACAAGCTACATTCTTATTTTGTGCAACCCGTTTCATCGTTTTTACGAATTCACTTCCTAAATCATCAACGGTCAATGCCTTAATTTTTAATTGAGATTCACCTCGTATCTTATGTGGAATAATCTCAATGAAAGACACGTCTTGCAGCCACCCCTCGGCGAATCTTGCCGCTTCTAAAGCAACATTTGCAGAAAGACACATTAAATCCATTATTGTCATACAATATAACCCATTTGGATTACGAATAAAGTTAGCTTTTAGATGGTGATTAAAACGGTCCAATGAACTATATTTATAGGGTTTTATGCGAAACCCATTTTTTTTCATAGGATATTCCACTTCAACAGTAGCGTCCTCTTTTGCCTGGAAATGCATTCGTCCATAATCAATCATTACAAGCTGATCACTCATCTTGTCATAAAAGATATTACCAAGATGAAGATCATTATGCATCATACCATATTCGGTGCCCAAAAATACAATTGTTTCGTAGAGTTCAGCAAACTTTGAAAAAGCTTTTTGCCATAATTGTGAGGTCCGAGTCATTGTTTTCATAGAATCTCCATCAATCGATTCATAAATTGAACAACAGACAGGTTCCCAATCAGAGATTGATTTGCGATCTTGAGACTTTTTTCGGAGCTCTTCTATATTACAGGGTTGGTCTGGATTATCAATATCTGTTAGAACCGATGGAATCCATTCAATCAGATTATCCGTTACATGGACAAATGTTTTGAAGGAATCTTGATATACCATAACATTTGGACGAATTTGAGGATGTTTACGAACAATGTCATTCATAATAATTCCATTCACATTATCAATCATAATCCAATCCACTTCATTACTTGGTTCACATATTGCAAATTTAACAAAGTGATTTCTATCTTGGTCCGTATCATCCATAAATGGTAACGTTGTAAAGTAACTATTTACAGAATTTTGGAATAGAGGGATTGGATCAATGTATTCATTACACGCCAAAATATAGATGTGTGTGTAAAATGCATATAATCGATAGTGATCGTCTTTATTTTTGTTAAAGCTATCTGGTATTTTAATAATGTTAAATAATTTCTCAGGGAGTTTCCAATCGATATTTGTTTTACTATTAAATTTATTAAGTATTCGTTCACGCATCTCTTCGCGATTTTTGGGTGGAACGATTCGCAACCCTTTTGCTGCATCATACAGTAATTGTAATGTGCTATCTGGAATATGTTCCATAACCTATAATATCAATATATTACAATCGTTAAAAAATAAATTATGTTCTGACAGGAATGATATTAGAACAACGCGATTATAATATCCATTTGGTTGAAACACTTTTAGAAAAGATCCATTGGTTATTGAAACATTTACCTAAAGAAGAAGGGGTCTTTAAGAAGATTTTACGTCATGACCGAAGCGAACTTCAACTTCAACTTCGGGAAATGAAACAGGCACGTAAACGGGGAGACTCATTTATCTTTACTCATCTAATCGCTTTGTATCACGTTGAAATTGCAGTTCAAGCGTGTCGGGGTAAATAATGTTTTTTGGCTCCAATTAAAATATAATAACCTCCATTTCGTCCAACTTTAATAGGATATGTTTTACCTTTATACTCATAAGTTTGCTTTCCTCCATAAGAAGGGAGAAGGGATTCTAATAGACCCGACCAAATACGTATTAGCCCACGTTTTGTACTGACGACTAGAGTGGAACCAATTGTTGCAACTCTATGAACACTTCCAGCAAAAGGCCCTAAAGATTGAACAAGTTTACCCGTTTTTGTATTCCAAATAAAGACATGTCGACTTTCATCTCCGGCAATTAAAAATTGATCCTTCAAGGCAAAGCACATATTTGTTAATTGTAATGCAAAATCCCCCTTTTCAAGAGTTTGGGATTGACCTGTTTCTAAATTCCATAAATGAATATCTTGTAACGAAGCCGTCGCAAGATACTTTCCATTGTTTGAAATACTTACAAATTTAAGTGGAATTGTATCCAAAAGGCTTTTGGTCGTTTTCTTTGAGATCGTATTCCAAAAGTTTATTTTTTTATCATCAGAAATACTTACCACATATTTATTATCTGGGGTAAACACAAAATCCCCAATGACCTGTGTATGTGAATTCCAAGAGCTATGTAAAGCACCATTTTCTGCATAATATAAGTTAATTTTTGTACTATAATCATCATCAACCGGGTCTTCATTATCCATTTGAATGGCTGCAATAAATGCTTGATTTGGTGAAAATTCAACTTTAACATTTACATTATATGAATCAAACTGTATCTCATACTTTTGTTTAAGATTGCTTAGATCCCACATTTTAATCGATTCATGCATTCCGACGGAACATAATAGTTGGCTATTTGGAGAAAAGACTAAGGATTGAATACTCGCAATATGAGCGTGTTCTGAATCCAAATTCACAGGAGTTTTTGTTTCGATATCCCATAATTGGATACTTTGACCACGAGAATCAATGGATGCCAATCCAATCGCTAAATATTTATCATTGGATGAAATGGTGAAAGTTGTCATTTGGTCTTGAATTGGAAAAGTATGAACTAAATTTCCAGTCACAACATCCCACATATTTATTGTATTCGTAAAACGTTTTCCAGTAAAAATATGACGTCCATCGGAGGACAATTTATATTCACATAATAAGCGTCCATCATTTATTTTAATCACAAATTCTGGATGCTTACGAATATCTTTTTCGGTAATCGCACTTTTGATGATCTTTGAACTTTGCAAGAAACCGACAGTAGATTCTTTGGGAATTCTTTTAAAAATGGCAGGAATAAGTTCACTTGGTAGTGTTGTTAATCTAGATATAATGGAATTTTCTTCTTCTTTTTTAGTTTCTTTTGTATTGGATCTCATTGTAGACATTAATATATTCTACTTTACACAAAAGAAATATGAATAAAGTTCGCGTTCTTCCACTTAAAGATATTACCTATGATTCATAACAGCAAGGATGTCCTCTGGAATCTACCTCAAAGAGGATAGCAATGACGAAGTTTTAAGTATGGGAGACAGCGACGATTCACTCTCTTATGAAAAAACGCCTCCAAAACGCCCTTCTTTTGGAAACATGATGCCCTCGAGTCCTGGTCCGGCAGGTCCAACTCTTGGAACGGATATGTTGATCAATCGTAAAAAAGTCAATCCGGAAATTACAAGTCTGCATTCATCCATTTCGGGAAGTTTATCCGGAACGAGTGAAGAAAATGCAAGCGAATACAGCGAAGAGACTGGAAGTGAAGATTTTCCCAAACGTCCAGTTCACGATAATTTAGCGAACCGTGTGGCGGCCGAACGCCAACGTATGGACGGCGAGTTAGCTGAAAAGCAAGAAGTGCTCTATCAATTAGAACGTTTAGAAGCAAAAGGCATACGTCTCCCTAAAAAATTCACCATGCAAAGTGATTTAGAAGAAATGAAAGCAGAATACCATCGTCTTAAACGTGAAAAGGAGGTCGATGCAAGTATTCGTTTCCAACGTCGCATTATGATTGCGTGCATTAGTGGCGTTGAATACCTCAATGACCGCTTTGATCCATTTGACTTACAATTGGATGGATTTAGCACACACGTCCACGAAAATATTAACGATTACGATGATATCTTTGAAGAACTTCATGAAAAATATAAGGGAACTGGAAATAAAATGGCACCAGAGTTGCGTCTCTTAATGAGTCTAGGTGGAAGTGGTGTGATGTATCATTTAACACAAAGTATGTTCCGTCGCAGTAAAGTTCCAGAAGTAGAAGATGTTCTTCGCAGTGATCCCAATCTTATGAAACAATTCCAATCTGCTGCCGCAAACCGTATGCAACAAAGTGCTCCTCCCGGGGGTGGTGGTATTTTTGGAATGCTCGGTAGTTTATTCAGTGGCGGTATGAATGGCGGGGGTATGGGAGCAGGTCGTCCAACGATGCCGACACCGATGTCTCAAGGAGCACGTCCAATGCCATCAACGGGCCCGACCGTTCTAACATCATCTCAACCTAAAATGTCCGGACCCAGTGATGTGGATGATGTGATCGCCCAAATCAATCAAGAGATTAAGATGACTCCTCCGGGACAAAACAATCGTTTCGAAACCATTAGTACAATCAGTGATGAAGAAATTACCAGTATTATTGAGGATACCGCCGATTTAGGAGGTCTATTATCCAACAATCGTAAAACGGGAGGACGGGGTCGCAAGCCTACCGTAAAACGTACGCTTGAAATCTAAAAAAAGAACTTATTTTTATGACAATTCTCATAATTAAGGATGAATGAATCGTTTATTTGCGGAGTTTCTTAACTTTGCGGAGTTCGCGACCAAGGTTGCTTTTTAGAACTTTAGCGGAGGAAAGGGGGTTTACCGTGCTTTCCATGACTTTTTCAGAAACACGAACAAGGTTTCCTGGTTTGGCTAGACCGCTGACAAAGGCAAGGACGGCACCGCTGACAGCAAGGAGTAGACCCACGAGGAATGCAAAGGCGATGAGAACAAGTTCCACAACGCTCCAGACATAAAGGACGGTGCGGCGGCTATCTTCAGAGCATTTGCATTTTTCTTTCATGAGGTAGCGAACATAGAGTACTGCTAGAACATAGAAAGCAAGCGTGGCTAGACCGAATAAGATGTAGAAGGCACCGATAACGGCTGCCATGGTTTTATTTAGTTTCATACCAACTGCGAAACCAAGGTTGGCGAGCAGCATGAGTAGGAAGACCACGACGGCCACGTAAAGCCATCCTTTGATGAATTTACGGTAAGGGTGTTCAGCGCATGCACAACCCGTACGTTCTAGTTTTTGAACATAGGTTAGGGACAAAACGGCTAAAACAAGGACAATGAGATTTAGGAAAGCTGCCATTAGGTTTATCATCTTTGAGAAGTTCTATGATAAGGATAGGAATTTTTTATGCAGAAAGGAGGTATTTATCAATGGATCCCGTTCTATCTGGAGGAGAAACATACCGAAGTCCTAGATAATTGAAAATGGCCTCCTCTGTTTCAAGAACAGGAGGTGGAGTGATGTCCGTCCCGACCACTTTAAAGCCATGTTCATTAAGAGAAACACCTCGTGTCAGGGCCCATTTTCGCATTGCAACGTTGAATTTATCGGAACCGGTAAAATATAAAATGGCAAAGGCATATTCATTGGCAGGGGTTAAAAGGAGATCCACACGACGCGCCGGCTTTTTATCTAAACGACTAATCCCCATAAATTTTTTGGGACCTTTTGCTAATCTTTCAATTAAATAACCCTCGCTTATTAATTTTCTAACTACCTCGGTAAAATGTATTTTTTGTTCTTTATCTGAAACAGTGATTGGAAAGGAAAGAAGAACATCTATATCACCACTATCTTTGGCTCCCCTACGATAACTTCCAACCACGGTTGCTTTGAAACGCGTATCCACTTGATGAATGAGTTCCAAGAGCTTGCTCTCGTGCTGTTCCATTTCTTTACGAGGGATTCGTTCTTTAAGATCTTCATAGTACTTTAGACCGATTACTTGATTTTCATTGAGAAGAAGGGGGTCTTTTTGAACCGCTTCTCGGAGTTCCGCAATACTGGTGATACCCATCTTTAAGAGTTCACCTGCTTTGACGGGACCTACTCCATAAATATCAATCAGAACATTGGTTGCTTCAATGTTACGTTCCTTCCGAACCTTCTCAGCACTGGCGAGCTTTCCAGTTTCAATGATTTCTTTAATTTTGGCTTGCAATTTTTCACCGATTCCACTTAGCATTGCAACATCCTCATATTGGTGGATGGGTCCAGGAATTCCTTTAATTCCAGCAATTACTTTCGCATAGGCTCGTACCTTAAAGGGTTGCTTGTCTTGAATTTCTTTCAAACGAAGGACTTCTAATTCACGCAGAATGAGATCTTTGTAATCCATTTGAGTTACGTTCGTAGGTTTCTTTTATATCTAACCATTTAAATTTTACAGATGGACTCCAATTTTCTTTATATTGACCCCAGTCGTTATACAAAAGTTTCTGGAAGGAATCATTTTTTTGAACATCTTCCATTTGGTCTAAGATTTGATTAAATAGGGATTCAAGCTGTTCTTTATCAGAGGGGGTTTGTTTTGCATATTGAGAAATGGAGTTGAGAAGATACCCCATTAAATCACCAATGGAAGCATTACGAACCCAATTGGCGTGAAGCAAAGCATTCCAAGCTTTAAGAGCTCCCATAATCCTCTTTTTTTCTTTGATATAATCGCAAAAATCATCATAAGCTTCCTGATTTTTATGACTCGTTAAAAGCCATCCTTGATCTTGGACATATTGATTCCAAAGAGTATCGCATTCATTTAGGAGTTCCTGATGACAATTCATTGTATTGGACATTTGTTCCAATAGTTTAATGTATAAGTATTGATAATCATGTTGAATTAACATAATATCCCAAATCGTTTGAATATACATTGGAAGATACTTGCTTTGAGTTTGTTTAAGAATATTTTCACAGATTCGTTCTTGATTATTGTGAGATAGTTTATTCAAATAAGCCAAGAAATCTTTACGTATCATACCCTCTTCAGAAAGATTTTGATTCAAAATACGTTTGGGTGGCAAAGACGGTCTCGGATCTGTAAACCTTCCCCATGATTTACGTTGCCTCCACGTCGGTTTGGAATGACGCCATGAATCTTGCATCTCACGACGTTGAGATTCTGGGCGAAAACAAGGATATTTTGCAATTAATTCTTGGATCCGTGGAATGGGTGGTGGATTTGTTTTTTTCCATTCCATATAGACTTTCTGAATGATTTCGAGCGAGACGACTTCCATGGTATAAAGAGGAAATACGTACTATTACTATAGAGAATTTTCTTATATCCTCTTTTGAAAGATGGATTCTTTGGCCGTATTGGAAGATATTGAAGTTGCATTTGAGAATTATGATATTCAAAAAATGCTAGTGATCTGTCCAAATAATATGGTGGTAGATACGATTATGACAGGTCTCAAGAAAACTGATCATAGTGTGAGTACATTTTATAGTAAAATGAATCCATCTGTCACTCGTTGGAATATGAATCAATTCTTAACAAATCATACTCGGACATTAATTTGTAGTTACGATGCGGTTTCAAAGCTAAATACACCTGAATATGAGTCTATTTGGAAGAATATTAATTTTATCGTTTGTATTTATTTACCGGATGAAGTGAGCGACTATTGGATTCATCGCGAGGTTCAACATGAACATATGACGCACTATGTCCATATTTATGAAAAAGAAGCGAACCCTCAATATTATATCAGAGACAATCGTTTGATTTAATTATATTGTTATAAGTTAGAAATGGCTGTCGTTAAAAAATCCAATCGTTGGGCTTGGGTTTCCTTAGCAGTTGTGATTCTTGTAGTTGGTTCTCTTCTTATAGTGATGAACAAGAAAGAGGGCTTTGCTACGAGTGGAGTGCGTATGATCCTCTACTATGCTCCTTGGTGCCCTCATTGCAAGGACATGATGCCAGAATGGGAATCTTTTGTTAAACAGGCAACTGACGCCAAACTACCAATGACCTTTGAAAAGGTAAACTCGGACGAAAAACCCGAGGTGGTTAAAAGCAAGGGTATTCAAGGATTCCCGACCATTCGTGTTGAAAAGGATGGTAAAGAACAAGATTACGATGGTGCACGTACCGCAGCGGCTATGTTAAAGTTTGCAAAGACTCTAACTTCTTCCGCATAAGTGTATAACCGGTTTGAATACAGTAGGTTATTTTTTCATCTGTAAGGATTAAACGAAATCCTTGTTGACTTGTTTGATATGGTAATACATTAAAAGGAAGACCCTCTAAGAGAGTAAATTTAGGAAGTAATTTGACATAATGTTCAATAAAAAAGAGGGTTTTACTAAAAATACATCTTAATAAGGCCGAACCCAAAGATAACATATTTGCACAAGGGTTTTGAACGGTTTCAATCGTACGATAAATGTAAATTCCATAAATATTTTGAATATTAACTTGTTCTTTATGATAGGCTTTTTGTAAAAAGATATCCAATGGAAAATTATCAATGGTTCCTCCATCCACATAAGAAAGCCCGTTTAATTGTTTCGGTGGAAAGATCATTGGAATTGCCATAGAAGCATAAAGGGCGTCGTAAATTTTTACATCTGGAGTCGTGTCTAATGTAAAATAGGTTGGATATGCTTTTTCTAAGCAAACTGCACAAAAGGAACAAGTGCGACCAGTTGATTTTGAAAATTGAATGAAAGTGATATCTTTTGAGAATTGGGTTAATTCAAACACACGATCTAACAGATTAATCAATATATGGCCTGAATCTATACTTAGACGATGAACAATATTAAAAACACTGGATGTTTTCCATTCTAATGTTTCAATATATTTGCAATAGTCATAAATAACGGGTTTAAGTTTTAGGGATGAAACTTGACACGCGACCAAAAAGGCGTATAAGGCCCCAATGGAAGTTCCAGCTGCGTGATGAATTTCAGAATAGAGGTTGGCCTCTTCTAAAGCTTGAATCACTCCGGTGTAGGCAATCCCATCCGCGCCTCCCCCACTAAAAACGATATGGTGCATCTATATATTTGGTTGTGAATAATCTTAAATTCTTATAACCTTTGAATCATAATAGAAGAAAGGGAATGCCTGTTCATCCGCAAATCTCATTACAGGAACTCTATGCGATGAAAGACCATCAGCGCAAAACGCGGACAGAATGTTTTGATAAGGTTCTTGAGAAATGTCATAGTCGGATTCGGAATGTTGCACAACACGGAGGTATGTGTTGCTTCTTTGAAATACCGGCCTTGTTATTAGGTTTGCCGTTATTTAACAGAAATGAATGTACGGAATATGTGGTTGCCAATCTAAGAAAGGTTGGGTTTTTGGTTCAAATATTACCTGAACCACACATTGGTGTGGTCTACATTTCGTGGAATCCAAGTGAATTGGCTCCTTCGCGCCCCGTTTTACGGAATCATTAAAAACTTTTTGTTTTTAACAATACATCACAACCAACATCCGAATCCTAAGCATTATTTAACATATTCAGTTGATCTATTTTTTGTAAATAGGGTTCTAACATCCGAACCGTTTGTTGCATTCCGATTAATACAGCTAAACGATAGAGTTGTTCAAGTAATAGGATCAATAAAATACCTGTTGCGATATAAATCAAAATGTCAAACATATTCGTGCGAGGCTTGCTTTCTTCAGCTGTTCCAAACAGAGGGGAATAATAACTACGCAACACAGTCTCCTTTTTAGGAGGTTCTTTAACCGTGGATAGACTTTTAACCGCCTCTACCGATTTTTCATAGGGGGTGGGTTGTCCATCTTCCGGTTCTTCAGGAACATCTGTGACAGGAGTCATCGTGACGGGTTTCGTCGCCGGGGTAGCTTTAAGGTCGTGAATGGATAGATAATCTTCTAATTCTTCATCGACATAGCCTTCAATGGGTTTTCTAGAAAAGGGAGGTAATTGATTTGGAAGGATGCGAGTTTTACCAGCATATTCTTGATTTTGTACTTCAATGGATTTTTGTATCCGAGCTTTTTCAGTTGCTGTAAGAGGTTGTTGATAACTTGGCACAGAGACACCGCATCTGGATTGCGGAGGTGGTAGCGTAAATTCTTTATCTTCATTGGCAAATGGTTCAACGGGGGCACAGATACCATAATTTTGACAGGCAAAGGTATAATCGCCTACTTGGCCTTTATAAGTAATTTTATCTGCGAGATTACGAACATCTTGAGTTGGAGTATTTGGATTACCTTGAACTATATTTTGAACTGTTTCAAAATGTTCTACAGGTTTCGTACGTCCTGAAGGGGTAATCCGAACGTGAGGTTGTGGGGGCGATGGCATCGGTCCTGTATAACTTGGGGCGATTCCTGAAACTTCGCGACCCGACGCTTCGGGATTAAATGGATCATAGGGTTCTGCAGATGCACTTACATTTGGAATGGTCCTGCAAGATGCCTTCTTTTTAGATTTAAATGAATCAATACCCCAAGCTTCCATTAGGGTACAATAACTCATTTGACAATGAGACCTCCTATATCATTAAAAAGAATAAAATGCGAATTTTATTTTAAGGAATTGGATAAACTTTTATTTACTTATAGTAATGGCTGAACTTGATGAGCAACTAAAAAAATTATCATTGGTATCCAGATCAGTTCGAATAACACGATCCACAAAGCAAGCTCAGAGCCTTTTAATCACAGATTCCGTTAAACGAACCACGCGAACAAAAAAAACAGCAGCAACAAAAGAAAATCCATGTACAGCATTGCGTTTTAAAGGCTTTTTAAAGCGTTCCTCAAAAGCACAAGAAAAACCTCTTCTAATCTTTATGATTGGTCCAGTAGCAAGTGGAAAGACAACCACTTTGAATACTCTCCTTCCGAGTAATTTTAAATTTGATTATTATAATTTAGACGATTATCACGAATATTTATTAGAACAACAACAACTCATTCAAACAGATAAAACGACAAAACTGAAGTATAAAAATGTCCTTGAAAGAGGGGTGGACCTTTTATATGAGAGTTATCAAAAAGAGGGCCAAACCATCACTAAAGTACAGGTTCGTAAAATGGTTATGGAAAATCCAAAATTAATTGAACCGATTTATAATTCCCTTTTTAATAAACTGCTTGCAACTGCCAATAAGTGTATTGAGGAAGACATTGACAGATTATTAGCAGAGCGGGTTTTAAAAAATACGGTTATAGATACGACTGGAGGAAATTATGCTAAAATAAAGAAGATCAAAGAAATAATGGAAGCAAAAGGTTATGAAACTTTGATGATTGCTCTATATGCATCATTAGATACAACAAAATTTAGAAATGAACAACGTTATCGGACGGTTCCTTTTGGTGGCGTCTACAGCAGTTGGTTAAACACTGTTCAAAATATAGTTCCCTTTAAAGATTTGTTTAAAGATGATTTTTACTTAATTAATACAGATGGGATGGTCTATCCCCCAAATATTACTTTATCTGTACCTAGAGACCGAACCAAAAAATCTTATAAAAAGTATGAATTAAATTTCGATGGAAAAATAGAATATGGTAAGCCAATAATTTATTACACTAAAGATATAAAAGACGAAATATATCGTAAAATTCTATTACGTCAAGGCCAACAAAACCGGACTACAACACGGAAATATAGAACGAAGATTGATGGGAAAGATAATGCATCTATTTAATCATCTTTGTATTATTTGTTTTATTTGTATAGAAGAACCCATTATAAAATATGGTAATTATTTCTGTACTCAGTGGAATGCTTGCCGCGATTTTTGTCTGGTTGATTGCACAACCCAGTATTTCTTATCCAAATTGGATGATTGAACTCTTTGAACATCCATTAGTCTTAATGATTGTTGTATTGTTCATTTATGTTGTAGTTCATTTTGATTTGACCTTGGGTGTTCTCTTTGCATTATGCGCATTATTCTTGATGATGGATTTAAATATTCTAGGAAAACCACGCGAACGTGATGCTTTAGAACAAATGTATCGCGTATAATTTTAACCTACTCAACCAAGTAGGTGTAGAAAGATCTATAAAAAATGGATTCGCTTTTTTCAATGTTGTCAATGTTTATCTTTCAAGTAGGATCTCGGCACATGATTATTGATGCGACAGATGCCCAAAAACGACTCTTCCGTCATCCGGGTATTCAAATGATCATTTTGATCTGTATGTTCTTTGTCAGTACTCGTAATGCGATGGTCAGCGTCTTATTGGCCGCAGCCTATGTCGTATTTGTTTATATTCTTGCCAATGAATATCATCCCTATAACATTTTACCAAAGAATTGGTTAGAATCCTCTGGAACGGGTAAATTATCGTCTCAATCCAATACTTTGGAAAATTATAAAAACAATTTACAAAAACTGTATGCAAATTAAAATTTCTTTTTAGGGTGATAACTTATCTGGTTTTCCCCAATAGTATTTATGGGCATCTGTACGTACGCGTGGAGCAGTATACAGAACGTATAGAAGGACTGCCAATAGAGCGAATATGCCTGCGATCGTATAAATTATATTTTTAACCGATTGAGAAGTTTCAAAGATGATGGTTGAGATTGCAGTAATACCAACGATCAGTAAAAGGGATATTACTAAAGTAATACGTGAACGCGCGACCGTTGTATCTAAGTAGAAAACTTGACTCATATCACTTGCTTTTGTAGCCCCCAATTTCATTTGACTCGTGGTCTCACTGTAATAATTGGCTTCGCGTTTCATACTTGCATTGACATTATTATAAACTTGGGTGGATGAAACCGTATTTCCGATCCGAACAGTATCGTTGATATAAATGAGCATTTGTTGAAGAACGAGTGGATAAATGAGCGTTTCGGTTCTAGCATTCTTTGCCGTTATCGTATTATAATTGGGTAATTGATCTAAACCAGTAACACTACCAATAAAGCCCTCTTTTTCAATGGAACGACCAATCACATAAATAATTATACTCACAAATGCGATTAACATAAGTAACACTAATAGCACGGTGCGTTTCTTATATATATCCATTGGAATAACCATGGTTACAAGAATTGAAACCAATAATATAGCTCCAATCACATAAGCGACATAACTGAGAATATTCATACGGCGTGTAACATTGCTTTGACCATCTAAATAAGATTTATTGTTGGCTAAATCTAACCGGATCGTTTCTAATGTATTCTTTGTATCATTAATCGTTCCTTGGCTGTTTTTATAGGTTTGATAGGCTTTTGTATAGGAAGATGAAAATTCAGCCGAATTATTAGAACTATTTTCATTAATTTGTAACAATATATTGATCTTATTTAACATTAGATTTGATAAAGCTGTTTCTGTTTCTGTTGAACTAATTGAATTTTCATATAATTTCATCGCAGTATATATTTCGGTGATTAAAACGACAAGTAATAACATTCTTTGAGCGACAAAAAGGTTGACCGCATCATCATCCACAACCGTATCTAGCATAAATCCAGTACGTAAATTACTATTATCCGCATTGCTATAGCTCGTTACTGTGACATTTCTAGTGATGTTTTTATTATTCGTCGTATCGATGCTATAACCTTTTAAAGTAACTGGCAAACCTGTTTTAAACATCCCCCAATTGTCACGTAATAGATTGTAATTTTCAACAATGACATCTAATAAGTTTGATGTATCATCTTTATAAAATCTAACTAAATTGAAATTTTTGGTTTCTAATGAAGAATTTGCAATATTCGCGGATAAATCAGAAGAATTTGCAGATGAATAAGTTCCGGATATATTTAATTTTTGAACAAGACTTATTGTTTGATCTCCCGATAGTCTATTTGATTCTAAAATATTAGTAGTATCCGTTTTAAAGTCTGCATAATTTAGAATTTTTCTTAGAAGATCTGTTCCAAAACCCATATTATTTACAACTCTATCTAAAATATAGGTTGTCCCGTCACTCTTCTTTAAGAAATTTCCGCGAATCATTTGAAGTTTGTTTATAATTTCTGTTCTTAATAGATCGGATACGGATGTTGATGATGCCGCCATAGTTTATTTATCCTCTAAATTATAATTTAGAAAAGAAGTATCAACGAGCTGAACATACACGATAATAGAAGTACTTACCTGATGTTTCATTATAACGTGTGATTCGTACAACTTCTCCTTGTTTAAGACCCAGATAGCGCGCCATGACATCGCTTCGCAGAATCACTGGGAGTTGATTACGATTTTTTAGCATATATTTGTCCAGTAATTCACCGATTTCTTCTTCGGTCATTCGTTCGTGTAGTGGAACAAGTTGATGTTTTGCTGGATTATAAAGCAGTTCCTTTAGAAGATACATTTGAAGCATTCCACCTAAGGGACTAAGTGCTTTATCTTTGACTTCAAGTGTCGTTAAGGATGTGGAAGAAGGCTTTTCAGAAAGAACGAGTAGAATATGTTTACGTTCATAGCTATCAATCAAATCTTGTCCATTAGAGTCCTTCCATTCTTTAATCATGTCTTTCGCAAGTTCTTTGTTCAAGGCGAAAAAGATTTTTGTATGGGATGTGGTGAAATCTAGAATTTTACTATAATATTGGGTGGGTTGAATCGTTGCAGCGGCGTTAAGAAATTCAGAAATATCTTCCCCACGAACCTGTAACATTTCTGCAACATGTTTCACAGCAATTTCAATATCGGTTGACATCTTAGTATATGTTTCCCTTAATAAAAAGAAAGATTCAAATTTTTAAGTCTTTACCCGAACATTCTTTTTGGTAGAGGTTGGTTTCGATTTATCTTTTTTAGGCTCTACATCTTCGACAGGTTCTACATCTGATTCAGGAACATCGTCTTCTGCATCACTTTCCTCCGCTTTTGTCAAAGCATCCTTATCACCATTGCGGAATTGAATGCATTTCCACCCATCAATATTATTGTATGGACCATAAGAGCGTTCAATATAAGCACGGAGTTGGTTGCGATCTGGTACTTTCTTGCCCTTGGGAATATTGCTCATTGCCCAAGACTTGAAATCCACAAAGGTTTCTTGGAGTTTGAGACGTTTCTTACGGTCGTTTACGGGTTCCAGGCGTTCCTCTACATATTGGCCAACCACATCATTATTCTTCTTATAACTTTCTGTGGCAATTCGGACATCGGAGGGTTCTGGAATGTTCTTTGGATCCACCAGTTTGTGATGTTCTAGAAGCATTGACATAAAGACAGGGGCCCAATTTTCAAATTTATCACTGAGTTCTACATCCAATGGGAATTCATTGGGTTTACTTGGTTTTTCTACGAATTTACTCTTAAATTCAATCACACGAATACGACGCCAAGTACCTCCATCGTCACTCGGAACTTCTGGTAATTCATTGCAAGTGAGGACCATCTTAAATTGAGGACGGAACTCAATCGGCTCTTTGAACAGACCACGGGCTAGAATACGATCACCGCCCGTCAATTCCTTCATTAGACCAATATTGATCTTTTCATTTTCTCCAGGTTCCTGCATCACTGCAAAGCGACGACCTTTCGTTCGTTCAAGTTCTGATTGAGCTGCATTGGAGGCCGCGCGTTTCTGTGTGATCAGACTGACTGGTAGAATGCAATAATAATCTCCAATCGCCTTCTGGAATAGGTCATAGATGCGAGACTTGCCGTTCGATCCAGAGCCTGTGCAAACGAAGAACCGTTCAATACGAATACCACCATCCAAAGCCATTGAAAGAATGTCCCACATATAACGACGAACATCTGGATTCATAAAGACCTTTTCAAAGAAATTATGAATATCAGCAACCTCTTGCGACTTGGTATCGTGACGAGTATAATCAATATTCGTTGAAAAGGAAATATAATCATCCGGAAGACCATCGCGGAATTCATGCATACGCATATCATAGACTCCATTTTCAAATCCAAGCAAATGAGGATGTGAATCTAGAAGTTCCTCAAACTTCTCATCGGTAAAGAGACACTTACATTCTGTCATTACCGAGGCTTTAAAGTTAGACAGTTTAAGCTTCTTTGCAATATCAATCAGCTTCTTAGCCTTTTCATCATAAGTCGCACGATTATCTGCATCACGCATCGCCAGTTCTGTATAATGAATGCTACGCTGAAGAAATTTCGTACAAACCTCTGTGGAAAGAATGGTCCGGAGTTTAATCCCTTCCCGACTGCGTACCCAACGATGTTTCGTTTCATCGAACGCATACCAAATCTCTTTGCATGTAAAGCGATAGCGGTCTTTATACATTGCGTGAACTACCCGAGCAATATCAAAGTGAGCTCCATCACTTCCCGTACATTTATCAATCAGAGTTAGCACATTTCCATCAATAATTTCTTCATACCGATTCTTATTATCTTGACGCGCCCACCACCGAAGAGTTCCCATTCCAAGAGTCTCAATTCGCATCATATCCCATAGTTTTTGACATTCGCCTTCCACATACTTGGATGAAACCCGACTCAGCTTGATCCACGCATTTAGAAGACGGTAGTCAATATTACGGAGACACCAGCCAATCTTAATCCAATCGTCGTAGCGTTCAGCACGCGATGAACTAATACATTCATCCATCAGTTGTTGAGCCAATTTAAATTCATCATCTGGAACGGTATTTTTTGTTTGATTGGTATGTTTGCCGAAGATTTGGGCGTGAAGTTTGCTCTTACGCCGATCATCAATCGAAGGAAGAACCCGACGAATATAGTCAATGACCTCTCCTTGTTTATGGTCGTGATAGGGGGTTTGATCGGTTTTATTCCGCATACTCAGAAGCGAAACACATTCTAGATCTTGTGCCGCATCTGGGAGAGGTAGCGATTCCAGACGACCATTTTTATTTTGAATGGGCGTAATGGGTGGACGATAGAGCTCCCCGGGCTTACTATGAATGCTACTGGTTTCTGTCGCATCATCATCGTTTGGATCATATTTATAGATACCCGTCACCCGATATGCATCGCAATTTGGCTTACAACTGCCATACATCTGCCAATTGCTATTTTCAATAATGGCTTCGTCTACGACATCATCGTAGCTGTTGCTGAGTCCCAGTGGGTCAAAGAGTTCAGCACCTCGTTCAATAATATGATTGCGAACGAGATATTGGAATGCATTATCCACCACAATGTAAGGGAAAATGATATGAATCCCATCTTTCATTTTTCCACGATATTCCATTGGAGCTGGCTTTTCAAGAATATAGGCGATCATATGATCATAAGAGACTTCTACATATTCCAGAAGTACTTCAAAGTAGGCTTTTACAATCCGCCGAACATCCGATGGAAGATATTGACGAACTAATTTTCCAGGTTGAGCTGGAGCAGACAGACCATCGCCTTCGTTATGAAGCTTAAAACGAAAATCTAAATCCACTCGCATTGGTGAATTCGGTGTCGGCTTCTCTGTAAAATGAAGTGGCACACGATTCACCATTGCTTTGCGATACATTTGGAAGAATTCATCCAGTTTCTCATCTGGGATATAGAGGCGCGCGGCCGGTTCGCGAATAGAAGTATGCGTACATGTCTTACCTTTTTCAGCACGAAACTGAAGAATATATCGCCGAAATTCATCAATAGAAGACATGGTTGCCTTCTACGGAACCACCTTGTCTATAATGGCGAGTTAATTTTAAGCGGATTATCCGTGAGAGATGAGGTAAGCAACTCAATTTTTATGATTGGTTTTCGTCTTAGACTTGAATAAAAATATTAGAATATTGTAAGGTATTAAATGAAGGGCTGGGTCCAAAGTGTTTTATGGATTGGATTGATTCTGGTGGTAATCATTGTAGAATTAAGACTCTCCAAGCGAACAGAGGGTTTTGCGAATGGACCCTTGTTTCTGACCAAACAACAAACCTACCATTTTATTCGGGAAGATAAAAGTGGCTTTATTGCTAAAATGCCCTTAGAAGTTGTAGAGGATAGAGGGTTTCCAGACCACGAAAGTTATGTACGAACGGCAGCTAAATCGGCTTTAACTTTTAGTACACGTGATCAGCGCTTTTTATCTGCAATGGCTCCAGATATCGACAAGTTCTTACAGAAAAATTATGGAGTAAAGGATGTTAGTGCTCCCTGGGTCTTTGCTTTAACGGAAGGAAAGACGTATGAACGTGGAATTCCTCACGTTCGGGAAGGTATTATGATGTTATCTACCCATATGTTGGATGTCGATTTGAAAAACGATTGTAGTTTAGCTTGGATGTTATTGTATTTACGTCAAAATGTATTATTTGGTGAAAAGGTTTCTCGGAGTGATATGCCTTGGAAAGCAACCGATCGTGCTTGGGCGTATCGTCGTCGTATACCCACTTGCAGTCATTGGACAAATTATAAGGTCACACCCGATGAAAGCAAGACGGAGGCGGTGCGAATTTGGAATAAAGTTAAGGGGGATTGGGACATTTATGTGGTTCCAGGACCCATTGCAAAAGATTGGATCTGGAATGAGACCAAAGATGACTGGGACATTCGGAATCAATGGGTCGTAGATGTCAAAGGTTTCCCAAATGGCAAGGAACAAGAAACTTATGATGCTTGGCTCAAAAAGAATAGGCGTACCAATAGCCAACAGGCCTATAAGGATTATTTAGGATTTTATTGAGAGGTTGTTGTATCATAAACAATCATTTTAAGTTCACGAACGAGTTCTCTAAATTGTTGAAGAATGGTTTTTACTTTTTCACGATTATTACTATTACAATATCCTTCGCCTGCCATATAATCTAAAAATGGTATCATTCGGTCTATCATACGTTGTCGTGTTTTTTGATTTGATTTGCTTTGTCCTTGGACAAGATCACAAAATTCACTGGCAATTGTTGCCATCATTTTAGGATATAGGGTTTTATCTAAACGATGACTCCATTGATTATTACCAATGTGAATTTTTGAATAACCGGTTTTTAGGCTAGATTTTTTGACACATTGATTTTCTTTACGAGCCATAAGTGTTCTTGTATATTCTGTAACTAAACTCATTTCATCATTTTCATTTGTCAAAAGCATATTTAAAATCATTTTTGGTGTAATATGGTCTTTTAAAAACTCCATATTTTTGGGATTGCAAATAATAATATTTGTTGTATTATTCTGAGTTTGAATATTATTTTGAACATTGTTTTGTGTTTCTATATTATTCTGTGTTTCTATATTAGTTTGTGTTTCAATTATATTTGTTGGTATAATTTCTTCTTTTTCATCTGTAATTGGTATAAGTTGTTGTTGCTTAGCTTTACAAATACGATAATGTTTAAAACGAGAGTCTTTGTGTGTAAATTGCTTTTTACAATATTCGCATTCGTAGGGATTCTTGACTCCTTCACAATTTTGTAAGTGTCTTTGTAAGCGCCAATTTTGAGAAAAGTCTTTGTTACATTTATCACATTGATAGTTAGTTATATCTTTATTATAAATACCGCTATTTTGTTGTTCTATACCACTATTTTGTTGTTTTTTACCGGTATTTTGTTGTTCTGTACCAGTATTTTGTTGTTCTGTACCAGTATTTTGTTGTTCTTGAATATCATTATATCCACCGTGTATGCGCTCTATATGTCGTCTTAAATTATATAATCTATTAAAAGTATAATCACAAACAGAACACTTATGAGAAGAGCAGAATGGAGCAACTGACATACTATTACTAAAATAGTTTAACAAAATATTCTTAAATAAAATGTTAAAGACTGAGAAATATAAAGGAGCAATACTCCGGAGCAAAAATGAAAGGCGGGGGGGGATTTTTACATGCAAATTCCCTTCCCTAAAATGATTTTAAAAACTGTCAAAAAGTTTTTCAAAAATGTTAAAGTTTTTACCCTCTTAAAATAGGATATAATGGAAGGGGAATATTGTTCGCCTCAGGGAATCAAACTTTATAAACAGACCGGAACCTGTTTTACGCGAGATGCTTTGCTTCGGATGGTTCAAGCTTGGAATCAGACGCATCCAGAGCAACCCATCAAAAATGTTGCCAAGAAAACCAAGAAGGCGCTTTGGAAAGAACTGAATCAACGTATGTATCCCGTCTGTGGAAAGGATACGGCCGTCTGTTGGGTCAATCAACTTAATGTACGGAATCGCCCAGATGTAGAGGTCAGTCTTCGTCCAGAAATGCCCAAAGAATGGTATAAAAACAGTCATACTTGGCTG